GCTGCCCATTGCTCAACATTAAGATTGAGATTAGATTTTTGCTCATATCTCTGCAAATGAAGTTTATTGTAGCGACTGAGCAAAGCCATACGGTCTTTGCGGTCTACCACAATTACTCCTCAGTTATCTCTACTTTTGCTTCTTGTACTTTTTCTACCACTTTTGCTTCAACAAAATCATATACACGATTCATTGCATCATTGGTAGTTTCGCCATCACGAACGTGATCTACTACGCCAAGGTCTACTCTCAAAGATTGAAAGTTTCCTAGATTAAGTGTGTATCCAAGTGTTACAGATACCTTTGTTTCATTTCTTTCTTCCACCACTGCCTCCTTCATAGGCTAATTAATGCTCTCTCCCCAAACAGGTATAAACCTGCCGTCTTCTGTTTTTGTATAAACCAGTATACCATCACCAGTTCTACGTGTCAACTCCTGACTTGTAGGAGTCATATTATTTGTTATTAAATTATCTTTTCTTGGTCTACCCATATGTATACTTGCAAGTATATCACGTATCTCTTTTAATTGCGATTCAGAGTAGTATGCTCTAATTTGCCAACCACGTTCACCATTAACTTTTGATCCCGTTGGTGGCGGTATCACTCCTCGTTTTATTAATAATGGAAAATATTTACGATGCCTATTGACAAGTCGTGCAGTTTCTGCTACAGTGTATGCCCTTTGTCTATTTTTTCTAAAGTCATTACGAAAACAAGTTTCTAATCTATCTTTAGTTATATTATAAACTGTAACCATACCAGTAGATCTTGAACTATGATAAAGTCTTACAAGGTCTCCATTAAGAAACCAAATTTTTTTATTGCCAGATATTACAGGCTGACCATTGTAGTTTTTGCTCTCAAGTTTTCTTGGTCTAAAATCCATCTTCCCTCCCTGCTATCTGTTGGTGGATGATAAAAATTCCTAGATCCACAACGAATGCAGTAGGTTTCTAAATGTATTTGGCTAGAATATTGTCTATCAATAAACATTCTGCCCTTGCAGCGTCTGCAATGGATCATTTACCCAGTTCCCCTTTTTAGTTTGGAATACCAATAACGATTAGGTGAACTGCTAAAGATAAATCTCCAGACGCACCAAATCTAACAATGCCTTCTACTCTTGATGTTGTAACTGATTTTAAAATAACATTAACATTTTGTCCTGCTGGTGTATTACCAATATTAACTGGAGTAGCAGAAGCAATAGGAGCATATTTAAAATCTGATGGAAAATCATAAGAAAAGGTTTTTTCATTGCCAGCACTGACTGTAGAGTTATTGGCAACTTCAACATACCCGCCAACTACACGAGCCTCTGATGTTTTTACGCTTTGTTTTCCTGCAGAAACAGTATCTACAGTAGTATAGTTATATGTTGCAGAAGATACCTGTGTAGAGATATCATTAATAGTGTCAGCCAACTGATAGATGTATGTAACATCTAGTGGTTGTCCTCGTTCTGGTAGCGGTACTTTAGCCATATATCTCCATTATATCATTAGACTGTTTGGTTTGTTAAAAGATAAACTTTTAAGAATGGAGTTCCAACTGGACCATCTCCTCTTTCAACTGGCTCACCTTTTAAATATATTTCAATACTCATTCTATTTGGTGATGTTGGTTGAACAACGCCATTAATGGTCCATGTTGCTGGAACTGGTAATGATAATGATGTTGTATCTATTCTTTCTTTATATAGCCAATCACCATCGCCGCTACCACGATCCCATCTAACCCAAATATCATACTCATGTGTTTTTGTTATTGAATATGTTGTTGCACCTTCAACTTTAGTTACTTCTACAGAGTCCCAAACTATAGATGCTATATTTCCAGCCTTATAAAATTCTATATTTCCAGGAACAAATGTGTAACCTGGCTGTATTAAATAAACTGGAGACCAGTGAGATGTTCTGTTTTTATCAGATGAAATAATTCTATATCTTACAGAATACCCTTGGGTTTCTGAACTAATAGGTGGCATATTATCTGCAGGAGTAGAAAATTTTTTAATTGTTTCTTGATTAGCCATTATGTTACACCAACTGAAAATCTAAATTCAATATAATTACTAGTATTAGGAGACTTTATAATGGTTTCTGCATCAGCATCTTTAATAACAGAATATCCAGTAAGACCATAAAGAGGATTAGTTGTTGCAATATTTTCTAGACGAAGGGCATCTAAAGCAATATAATAATCGTCTGATGGCACATCTGATACAAGTACACATGCATAAATCTTAACAACTGTAACAGCATTCCATGTAAATCCTTGTGTCTGATATAGTTCTTGTAGTTGTTTATTAATAACAAAATAACGGTTTGTAGAAAAATCATATGTTCCGCCAGTACCACTACCATTATCTAGTTCAACTTCAAATCTTGCAAATTCACTTGGCGTTTCTGCATCTGTAGTAGCAAAATCTACCAAGATACGCACAGTATCTGGAACAGCAAGAGAATCTCCATCTTTGCTGATTAGAGAAAAAGCAAGTCTTAGTTCATCAATAGGTGAGTTTCTTGTAAAATTAACATCAGCGCCAGTTAAATGAATATGGTTTGATCCAGACTCAATAACAAAATGTCCTTCAGAACTTCCAGTTGAAGAGTCAATAGTAAGATCAGAATCATCGCCACGAATTAAAATAATGTTATTTAAAAATCTACAACGCTCATATCTTTCTGGGCGTGGTGATTTATAAAAAATAGAGTTATCTGCATTAGTTTGAAATACTAAATCTGTTGTTGCAATAATATTATTATCTGCTGGATCATCTAATGGTTCTGTGATTGTTGGTATAGATGTAGCAGCAACATTTGTATGATATTGCCAGTTTTCACCCTGTGTAAAAGCAAATACTGTTTTACTATCATATGCGCCAGCAGATGGATTTGATCCTGCTGAATATAATCCAATCTCTGATATTTCATATCTTTCTTCTGTAGGTAGTTCTGCTGTAAGAACTATCTTTTCTGTACCGCTTTCATTTACAAAACCTCTAGAAGATATAGGAACTCTGAACATTTCAAAATCAAGATTTTGTTTTTGAGAATAGTCTCCATATGGATCAGATGTGTCTAGTGGCTGTGCCCCACATCCTACAGCAATATAGGAAGCATAGGCAGGTGCCTGCCCAAGAAGGTACTTACCAATGATAGATTTTCCTGTATTTGTAATCATAATTCCGCCTCATATATTGTACCACCTGTGGTAATTTCTACCTCAATTTGCTCATCTGGATCTATATTAACTGCTTCTACTATAAGATTTCCAGTTGTTGGCTCTATATATACATGTGCTCCATCTGGACCAGTTGCTTGTAGTGGAACTTTATTATCAAGTTTAATAGAAAAGTTTTGAAAATATTTATCTGATGTAGCCTGCAAAGCAACAATATTGTTTGGATTATATTCTTGCTGGATAGAGGTTAAATTTTTAATAGGTTGGTAAATTACGTTTTGACCATTAACAGTATCATTTCTAGCAATATTAATTAACTCTTGCCCTCCAATATTTTCAAATATAAGGTCTGACATTATTTGAATTGGAACAGCCTCTTCATCAAAAAGAATTGTATCTATTGGTGCAGTTTTTACTGGAGGTGGCGGAGGTGTCTGTGTTACTGGACTTATATTAGAAGGCTGAGATGAAAATGATGATGGGGTTAATGGTGTTGGTTCTACATATGAGTATGGACTATAACCAGGATCTTCGTAAGTATTCCGTGATTGTTTTATTCTATTGCGCTCTTCTTCTTCTGCCTGCGCTCTTGCTAATGCTGCTCTTGCATCTGCCTCAGCCTGACGTGCTCTTGCTTGAGCCTCTAAAGCACTATTATATTCACTATAAGCATTTGCTAATGCTATTTTAGCCTCTTCTTGAGCCTTTTTTGCTGCTGCTCTATCTGCAGCAAGTTCTGCATCTTGCGCTGCTCTTCTTGATGCCTCTTCGGCTGCTTTTTGTGCTGCTGCTTGTTGTGCAGCAGTTTTCATTCCAGCAAGTTTTGTTTGTTCATCAACAACGTTGCTTTGTCTTTCACCTGCTCTATAATCTGCATAGTCTTTTTGTTTAAAAGATGCAATAGATGCTGGCGCTTTTTTTGGAGTGGCAGACTGTCTAACTGGAACGTCTCCCTCACCATCAATAAGATTACTACCAAAGTTGTAGCGCATACTATACCTCACTCAAATACAGTGTCATGCTTGGACCAGTGTTACTTCTTGAATACTCAATATTATATACTACAAATCTTTCTGACGCCGAAGCAACCAAATCAAGACCATCTGCATTCTTATAGTTAAGAGTTACAATATCTCCAAGTTGCAATGTAGGAATAGAATATAAGTTTACTCCTATAGATTTTTTAGGAACCATAATCTTATTAATAATCCATCCCATTAAAGCGTCTGCATCATCTTGTGTTTGAATGTATGGGCTATCAATGCTAAACTCATTCTTTCCATAAATAAGTCTACTTAGTTTAATATCATCATATTTTGCTTTTTCTACCAGTGGGGAATATAGTAAGGCACTACCACTAAATGGTGGGTCAGACAGGTTGCTTGTTTTACTAAAGTATTCATCTACAGTTAACTCATGAGTAGTATCTTGTGTAAATGCTATACCCTGGATTCTTAAGTAGTTTCCACTAGTTTCATCAAGAACAAGAGCCTTATCAGATGCATTGAAAATTAAAAATTCTGCCCCATATGAATCTGCTTGGAAGCCAGATACTGCATATCCTTTTATTCTGTTAAATGTTGGAGATAACTGAGCATAAAGAGCAGGGTATGCACGATCATATCTAATATCAAAATAAGCACACTCACGCATTATTGTTCCAAACTCATCAAAATACATATTATATTTTGGTGGTTGCTGTGCACTAATTCCAGTTAAATAAGTTCCTTGAATAATACCACTCATTGCATATTTACGGAAAGACTCATTGGCGTCAATTTGTTTATCTCCAAATACAGAGGACAATGTTTCTCCAACTGTAAACACTGTATTCTGAGAGTAGTTTTCAGATAAGGCATATACATGCTCAAACATGCATCGAGAAGATCCACGAACAAATAAAGCCATGTTATTATAAATTGGCAGCGGATCTGGATCATCAACTATTTTAATTAATCTATTATTAATATATAAATAAAATCTACGTGTTCTACCAATATCCTGATACTCTACAGATAAATCATATACAGTTGGCTTATCTTCACCAGCCATTCTATATTGACCAGTAAATCTTCCATCGTCTACAATAATATTGGTTAGTCCACCCCAAAGTTTTACTGGAATAGCATTATCATTTGCTGAATCTTTTTTAACTTTATAAAATACAACATTGTTAACATTTACCTGAGCCTCACCATTTTTATTTAATTTTAAATAAGACTCAACATTAGTTTCGGTAAGAGCAATAATTTCAAAGTAGTATCCATTGTTAGTTTCTGGATTAAGAAGAACTGCAAGACCTCCAGAGCCTCCACCAATGCTTACATTTTGATTTGGCTGTACACCATTTACTTGGTAATATGCTGTAGATCCAATTGGAGTCTGACCACGATTTTCATTACTTTCAATTTTTCCAATAATACGAATTCGTGTTCCAAAATTCTTATATGCTCCGTCTAAATTTTTGTAAACATATGAAACAAAGTTTAGCGGTGTTTCTGTTGTTTTAAATGACGGACCATTCATAACAAGTGCAGAGGACTGAACTGTTCCAGCCTGTGTAGATTTTAAATTATTTACTGCAGTCTCTGTAAGATAGTTTGCAGCCATAAAGTTTTTAATAATTCCATTACGAGTAGTTTGGCGAGCCAGTGTATTGTTTATACCTGCAGCACCAACTGTTGTTGATGGAACCGTAACATCCTGGTCCAGAGTAGTTGTAAATAAATATTGTGTCTGCATATCACATCCACGAACATAAGTATTATCTGACCAGTAATCACTTGCTCCTGCATAGTGTGACGTTACTGGTGTTCCAAATTGCCCTCTACCGTGCTCATAAACGGCACCTGGCTGTAGTCTAGCAATGCCATCAACAGTTTCATAGTATGGGGTAGTAAATATTCTTATTAATCCTGTTGGATATATTTTTCCATTAAATGGAAGGCTTGCAAAATATCTTTGATACTCTTGATTACTACTAATCCAAACATTTCCAGTTCCTGTAATATTAAATTCTGCTGCATCATATTTAATAATTTCTCCATTAGAATATAAATATCCCTGATATCTTGTTAACCAGTAAATGTTTTCACCTAGGTCTAAGGTATTATTTGTTACTACACCATTGACTACCGTTGGTAAATCTGCAGAAAGATTTGAGTTTAGTGGCATTGCTCCAAGCACATAATTTCCTTGTTTAGATGCAACCTCATTAATTGTTTTAGTTGCTTCGTCTCCTGCAACTTCCCATAAAAGCACTGGCTTGTAAATCCAAGTTTTATCACGATCTACCATGCTTGCTTCTCTTATACTTCCATAAGATCTTTGTATATATCTAGTTGTATAATTTATTTTTCCATCGTTATATACCCGTTTGTCTTCTGATGCTATAGATATAATGTTTGGAAGATTTCCAAATGTTGCATTTTCTATAACTCCAGTATCTGATTGATTGTTTGACCCAGAAAGAACAAAGGTGGTTTCTCTGTTATTTGTAGTTGGCATTAAATAATCTTTGCTCATTACGACAAAGTTATTGTATTCATCAAAAAACATTGCTGTTTGTGTTGCTATAGCAAGTTGATTTAAAACTTCTGCTACGTTTTGATCTGGGGCAACAAAGAAATATGGAATAATTGGATCAGACTCTCCATCAATTCTTCTAAAGGTGTAATTAGTAAAACCAATATAGTCAAGTATAGTACAAATTGCCATACTTAAAGATGTTTGTGTCATTAACAGTCTTGGTGCTGCCACAGATTCAAGATAAAAATAAAAGTCACGCATATTAATAGATACTGTTCCAGCAGTTATGTCAGCCTGTGGAATACCTTCTGAATATAAAGTCTTCATTGGAACATAATAGTCAAACCCGTCTACGTTCATAATAATTTCATAAAAATTAAATTTAATATTTTTTCTTAAATAACCAGAAATTATACTGCTGGTATTGTTTTCATTAAATGCTTGATCATCATCAAATATATTAATTGATCCAGTAGAAGCCAATAGTTGTCCTACTGGCAAAGATGTTATTCCAACATCTGAAAGAATTTTGTTTATTTTATAATCAATTACCTTATCTGATATATTTCCTACAAGCCTTGGAGACATTTCAATAAGATCAAAAGTTGTATCAAACTTATTCATTGTTTCTACTACTATACGAATACCTTGAATATATGCAAACTCTCTATAAACTGTACCGCCATTAATTTCATCATTAAACTGTTCTGGATTTGTAAAATCAGTTACAAAACTAGTATTGTTATTTACTGTTTCAGATCCTAGTTGCCAGCCATATGTTGGTATAAACTCTTCGTATTCTGTTCCTGTCCAAATA